ATCCTTGATTACTGGGCATTACTGTACAGGGCTTATGAATGGTCCACCCGAATCCAGTTTGATCTACAATTTTTGCTACGATCTCGTCACCATTGACCAGTTTGAACGCAACAATCTCCCCTACTGCATAGTTTGTCTTATTGATTAACATTTAGTTTTGCCTTGATTTCTTCTTCAGTTAGTTTTGATAGGCCTTGGAATCCACCTTCTACAAATAGGTTGGTGCCTTGATAAATTTGTGGTACAGTTCTGTGTCCCTGTGTTAAAATAAATTCCCGTGCTTCAGGAACTTCATCTATTTTGATTTCTTCAAATGCAATATTTTTCTTTGTGAGTAAATTTTTTGCTTGAGTGCAAAAACTGCAATTGTTTTTTGAATATACTGTCAACATTATAAACTAAATCCTTTGAATGTATCTGTATTTACATCTTGTTTAGTACCGCCAATAATATATGAACTGATTTCTGTTTCTTGTGGTGCCACTTGAACATCTGCTCCGGCAATCCATTTGGCAGTCCAAGGCAAAGGATTAGATCCAGTTTTAATACCGCAACTGAGTCCTACCGCAGTCATACGCTTACAGGTCAACCAGTCTACATAGTCACACAACAACTGTGTGTTAAGACCAATCATTGATCCATCTTTGAACAAATAATTTGCCCAGGTCTTTTCTTGTTCTGCGGCCTGCAAAAACATTGCTTCGCATTCTGCTTTGGTTTCTTCTTTAAGACGTGCAAAGTCAGGATCATCACCTGGCAATAGTTTAATCAACATCTGTGTACTGCCAAGGTGTACATTTTCGTCTCTGCAGATCAATTTGATAATCTTGGCATTGCCTTCCATCTTTTTAAGTTCAGCGAATGCCCAGCTACACGCAAAGCTCACATAAAAACGAATACCTTCTAGTGCGTTAACACTATTGATGGCCAACCATAACTTGCGTTTGAGTTCGTAGTTACTGATAACCATTTCTTTGCCATTGATAGTGTGTGTACCTGCACCTAACAAATTGTAGTAGCCACCGTAGGTAATAACATCGTCATAGTAACGACTGATGTCTCGTGCACAGTTGGCGATTTCTTCAATTTCCAATAGGCCATCAAACACTTCACTGGGATTGTTATAGACATTGCGAATAATGTGTGTATAACTACGACTGTGAATTGTTTCGTTAAAGCTCCAAGTTTGAATCCAAGTTTCTAATTCTGGAATACTTACAAAAGGCAAGAACGCTAGGTTTGGACTGCGTCCTTGCACACTATCTAATAGAATTTGTCTTTTCAAATTACTAGTAAAAATATGTTGCTCAAATGGAGTTAGTTCTTTGAAGTCTTTGGCATCTCTCAATACATCAACTTCTTCAGGTCTCCAAAAGAATCCCAACTGTTTATCTGTTAGTTTTTCAAATTGTCTATACTTTAATGTTTCATATCGTTGTAATGTCACTGACCCTGACGGATCTAAAAATGCCAATGCTTCTGTATGCTTCTTTTTATTATTAATATTAAATACGCTCATTTTTTTACCTTGTTAAATTACACAACTATCACAATCTTCTTGATCGACTATTTCAGCAGGAATATCTTGTTTGGCTGACATTTTGTCTACATCTATCTCGCCCTGCTGATCATTTGTTTGGAAGTAATAAAGTTGCTTAGTACCATACTTATAGCACATGATCAGGTGCTTGAGCATTTCACTCATAGGGATTTTTTCATCTTCATAAAATCTTGGATTATATGAAGTGTTGACACTAATGCCTTGATCAATATACTTTTGTAATATTGCACAAATTTTCAAATAGCCTTCTGGCGATTTTTGATCCCATAACAATTCATATTTGTTTTTAAGTTTACGATACTCAGGGACTACTTGTCTTAGAGCACCGTGTTTGCTTTGTTTAACACTTACATAACTACGTGGAGGTTCGATACCATTTGTAGCGTTGCTGATCTGTGCACTGGTTTCTGCTGGCATCAGTGCCATTAGTGTAGCATTACGCTGACCAGTTGTTTTGATTTGTTCACGCAACTCTGCCCAAGGCATACGCTCCTGATGTGGCACTAGCTCGTCTACTTCACGCTTGCGAGTATCAATAGGCAGTCTACCATCTGCAGACTTCAAATCCTTCCAACGACCGCACGCACCTTGTTCGGCGGCAAGATCGGCACTTGCTTTGATAAGATAATAACTCCACGCTTCGGCGTACTCATCTACCAATGCTAGTGCAGCTGGATCACTGTAGCTAACACCATTCTTAGCCAAGAAGTAAGCAAAGTTAATAATTCCCACTCCCAAGGGACGGAATTCTTGTGTGCTCAACTCTGCCGCACGAATTGGATAGTTTTGATAACTTAACAATGCATCTAATCCGCGAACCGCCAAACGGCAAATTCTTTCAAAGTCTGCGGGCGCTTTGACATTGCCCCAGTTAATAGCACTGAGTGTACATAATGCAATACGTCCGTTTTCATCATTAATATCAGTTAATGGTACAGTAGGTAAATCAATTTCACTGCAAAGGTTACTCATCTTGATAGGAGCAACTTCTTCTTTGAAAGGACTGTGTGTATTTGCGTGATCCACATTCTGCAAATAGATACGACCAGTGTCTTTGCGTTCTTGCATAAATCTACTGAACAAGTCAATGGCCTTGACTGTTTTCTTGCGCAATTTGGTGTTACGCTCTGCACGTTCATACAGTTCTTTGAACTTGTCTTGGTCATTAAAAAACGCTTCATATACTTCGGGAATATCGTGTGGGCTAAACAAAGTGATGTCGCCGCCTGTGATCAATCTTTCGTACATTAGTTTATTAAACTGTACTCCGTAATCCATATGACGCACACGATTGTCTTCAGTTCCTTTGTTGTTTTTAAGAACCAACAAATCTTCAACTTCCAAATGCCACAAAGGATAATACAATGTAGCCGCACCATTGCGTACTCCGCCCTGACTACAACTGCGTGTTGCTGCTTGGAATAATTTGAAGAAAGGTGTTACACCCGTATGGTATGCATCGCCGGACCTGATAGGCGATCCCAACGCCCGAATTCGTCCTGCACCGATTCCAATACCAGCTTTCTGGGAGACATACTTAACAATACTACTAGCAGTAGCATTAATACTATCAAGGCTGTCATCAGCTTCAATAAGAACACAACTACTAAACTGCTTTTGCGGAGTACGTACACCAGCCATGACCGGAGTTGGTAAACTAATATCGTGCGTGCTAATTGCATCGTAGTATTCCTTAACATATTGTAATCTTACTTCCTTGGGATAGCTTTGGAATAATGTGGCTGCAATTAGTACATAAGCTACTTGGGGTGTTTCTTTAATTTCTCCTGTAACACGATTTTGTACAAGATACTTACCTCGCCATTGTTCCATTGCAACGTAGGTAAAGTTTTCGTCTCGCTCGTGACGTATGAAACTATTGATCTGTGTCCACTCATCCGTATTGTAGGCGGCGAGAAGGCCCGTATCGTAAAATCCAGACTCCACATTCTTTTTAACTATATCTAATAGAGCCGCCGGGGTATAATCGTTATAGACTTCTTTGCGTAGATGATAGTTAATTAGTCTACCAGCAACATACTGATAGTTAGGAGTATCTTCGCTGATCAAGTCAGCAGCTGATTTGATTAGTGTTTCTTGAATATCTGCAGTTTTAATACCGTTGTAAAACTGTATGTGGCTTTTGATTTCTAATTCGCTTGCGCTGACTCCGGTAATATCCTTGGTTGCCCAAAATACCACTTTATGTAATTTCTCTAGATTTAACGGTTCTTTGTTGCCGTCTCGTTTTGTAACTTGAATGGGTGCTGTCATTGATTTCTCTTATTGTATTTTTTCTAAATTTAGATCTTCGGCTGTTACCAAAGATACCAACTGTAACTCTTTTGCAATTTGTGTAGTATTTACAACCTCGTCGTGTATATAATTAAGCACATATTTTCCTTGCTCAACAAATACTAAATTATAGTGTTCTTTGGTTTCTGGATCATTATATACTCTTATTTCTAAGTCAGGCTGATGGCTGCTCAAGTACAAAGTATACACTATTCCAAGTGCTTTTGCAAGATCACAGTAATAATTTTCGTAAATTAATTCCCAAGGTCCGGGCCATTCACCAATATTATCGGTGTATAAGTAGTGTGCTACATAGGGTGCGTAGCTCCAAAGGTGCTGAGTATCTTGTACTGCTTCATTAAATGATTTTTGGCTAATAGATTTTCGAAAATCCTGCCAACAACGAAGCCTCTCGTCTGGTAGTAGATTCCACATATTTGTTTGATTTGGTAGAGATTAAAAGGATAAAGTATTGAAACTGGTTTTCAGTGTAACATTGCTACCAGTGTTGGACACATTGGCATAAATCCTTACACCGTGACCGACCATAGTATAACCAACGCTAATTCCGCAGTTGCCGTTAACTGTTTGGTTTTGATCGTCAGCCGAAACAACACCGTTACCATTATTTAGAATAGTGTATGTTCCTGCAGTTAATGCAGAGCCATTGGTTGCTGCCCAGTTCATAATGATAGATGCAACATTACTGCTGAATGTGCCGCCTAATACGGAAACATTAGTGCTGTTATAAGTGATAGTTTGAGCTTGAGTTTCTCCGCCCATATACAAAATGTCGTGCTCAGTTAAAATTCGTGTGTTACCAACCTGCGGTGCACCTTCTGCTAATGTACCATTACCGATGTGTAGTTCTTGAGTGTCAACACTCCATCCCAATTCGGCGCTGGCTAACTGTGGTAGATCTTCCGATAATCCTCTGCGTGCTTTAACTTGACTTATTTGTACAATTGACATAGTTATATCATTCCCTATAACTATATTTAGTTTTTAAGATAGTACATCTCGACTCGCTTGAGCCACTCTTGGGACCAGAACTCAAATTCTTCGCCTTCGATTATGAATTCTTGATACACTGGTGTATCAAACACACCTGGAGCAAGTTGCGCAGGTTGTACACACATTAGGATAACGCCCATATTGATTTCAGTATTGTGCATA